TGAACAACCACTCCAGCCCTTCGGGATTGATCACGTAGATGTCATGCTTTTCCTTGAGGACTTCTTCCTTCCGGGGGCCATGGAGCACCCCCACCGAGAGATGCTTGAACTGGTCCCATTCCTTGCACTGCTTCGGCCATACATTGTAAGCGACCTGCAACGGCGCGACAACTAGCCATGCCTTAGTCAGCTTCTTCTCTTGAAGGATTGTCGCCGCGGCGTATGAGGTCGTGGTTTTCCCTAGACCTGGGCGCAAGAGGAGCCCCGCGCATCCCTGCGATATCATTAATTTTACGCCCCGTGTCTGATAGGGATATGGATTCCAAGAACGCGATGGCTTCATGTGCATTGTCAGTTATTAGGACAGGGTAACCCCGGGCGCGTAGCTCCGCTATCCGCTCGTTCTGGTTGCGGTCCCCCTTGAGGGGACGCCCAGGGGCCTTGAATTCGATGAATGCTATGAACGGCCAGAGGAAGAGCAAAAGTCTATCCGGCCACCCCGTATTGCCCTGTAGATTGAGCTTCAGGGGAAGCAGCCACGGGGGGAGGAGGTCCAGGAATTCTTGCTCTACCTTGGCCTCGAGCCCCACGTTACTTCGTCCTAGCTAGCTGGTCAGCAAGTTCTTTTTGAAGAATGGGTTTTCCATCGTAGCCTTCCAGCACGCTGACCCGACGCATCTCGGCTGCGAACTCAGCCTTGTTCTTACTCCAATAGAACTTGTACTCAGGTTTGATCACCATCCCATACTTCTTGCTGCCGCATGCCCAGGTCATGATCCTATTCTCGCCATGAGACGAAATTATCGTGCTGGCAGTGCCCCCAGCATGAATTGGTAGACACCGATTGTCCTGCGAATAAGCTGCATTAGCAGCGGTTAGCAGCAGAATGACTACAAATGAACGCATTTTAAGGCCTCCAGACGTAAAATCTAGCCGGCTATGGGGTTAGCCAGGGGCGCGGCCGGCGCAGGCTCCTGACCAGTAGCAAGCGCTTCTGCGCGACGCTTCCGCAGAAGCTGATAAATCGCGGGCTCGGGCTTCCAGTAGTTCGGCCCCTTGATGAGCTTCCCATCCTGGATAATGGGCTTGCCATCTGGCCCCATCTTGGACGCGTTGCTAGCCATTACGAGTTCGAAGACCTCCGAGATTGGGATGCCCCACTTGACCATTTCACTCTGCGCATAGACGACCAAGTCAGTCATCAGGTCTGCCACGCCAGTGATGAGCTTCAGCATCTGCTCATCATCGGCTGCGCGGGCGTTCTCTGACCAGGGGCCTTTGTCGATGGATTCCTTGATAAGCTCTTCAATCTCGTCGAGCTCAGCTTGCAGAATGGTCTTGAGCTGAGACAGCCGCAGCGTGGGGTCGCCACCGGGCAGGGCATGCACCCCTGGATAGGCCGCAACAGGGAGCCCGTACATCTCGTTGAAAGTTTTGACGTCTGCCATTTGAATCTCCAATAGGTCAAACGGGGGCCGGAGCCCCCAAGACGTGAGTTAGCCCTGCGTCTCTTCCAGTTCGGAAAAGAGTTGGTCCAGAAGAGCAGTGACTGCCTCGTCGTCCGGTGCGGTGTCGGGCACGTCATCGCTGGCGTCCCACAGTGCGGTGATGTCTTGATCGGTGTAGTCGGCAAGCGCGGTGTCAGCCAGGGTCATCTTCTCCTGCCCGTATTTCTCGGTGGCACCCGCCACCAGCGTATCGTGATCCCCTTCCGGGAGGATGTTGGCAATGGCGCGCTTCACGTGTTCGCTCATTTCATTTCCTTTGGTTTACCTGCCCCGGGCACCGCGCCCTGGGCAGTGCTGCCACTATAGCCATGTCCAGGGCGGGACCAAGCGATTTTTAACCGAATTTACATGGGCCGTTCTTGCTTCCTCGTGAGCCAGCCCCAAGATCTTCCGGCTCGAATGTCTTTAACTTGCTCTATAGAAATTTTGAATTCCACGCTTAATTCCCTGTTAGATTCCTTGGAGTTAAAGATAGCAATCGCCTGATCAGGAAGAAGTCTTACCTTGTTGTGCGTTCTGTGAATAACGCAATCTTGCATGTTGTCCTCCTTAGTTCCTGGAACTATGTGGTTCTCGTTAACGCATGCACGATTTCCACAGGTGTGCCTGGACTCACAGCCGGGGAACCAGCCTGGGTGTCGCTCACATATTTGCTGATGAATTGGCTTCCGGCTAGAAAATCCAAACTCGCTCTCTAATGCCTTTGGCATTCTGGAATACCCAGGTCCTACGCGATGAGGCCAGATGAGGCAGTCGCCTACTCGTTCAGCCAAACTTGCAAGGTCCGCCATTGGAACTTCTCCATTCGCACCACCTACACGAAAAGCTTGGCTTCGGGGCGCAGATATCGTCACCTTTCATCTGATCGCGTCTCTGAGACCAGAGATCCGTAAGCTTGTCAAGCGCGCTTGCCTGTACGATTAGTCGCGCAGGCGGCGCAGTGTCCTCCAGATAGTAGGTAGTGACTTCAACGCGATCAGCCAGCCACACCTTGAGGCCAGCAATCGCGTAAGCCTTACGCTGATCCGCATGCGTGTCCTTAGGCTTTCCACTCTTCCACTCCGCAATACGAACCACCCCGTCATCTGCACCGGCTTGCGCTCCTTCCCATGCGCCCCCACTACGCACAGCGTCCAAAACCATAACCATGGAGGTCGCCTTGTGACTCGCAGAGTTAAGGTGCCACTCTTCGTCAAATCCAACTCTGTATTCACAGTGACGCGCTCCATTGGGGTGGTTCTTGAATTCATCGAAGATAGGAATGTACTTTCGAGCAATCTTCGCCGGCTTGAGGACAGTCTGACCATCCTCACTGGCGAACGTGATTCCCTCGGGCGGCTCTACGTCGGGGCGCTCGCCCTTGATATATTTCTCCACCCGGTCATGCATCTCTAGCCCGCGCGCTGCGTGCGGCCCGGGCGGGGGGCTAGGCAGCTTCAGCACACTCTTGAACTTCCACCGGGCGGGGCATCCATTGTAGTTCTCCCACTGGCTGAAGCTCCAGCGGAAGGTCTTCTCTTTCAGGTCCAGTTCTGCTTGTTCACTCATCTTGGTATTCCTCAATGTCGCTCCAATTGGGGCCGATAAACCCTTCACTTCGAAATGGTACATCGAAGCGGGGGGCATCCATACTTGCCCGAAGATGGCTCATCGCACCACGGGCAGCGTCAACTGGCGCGCTGATGTTAATTTCGTCATGGACCGCTGCCAGTAGGTGAACACCAGCGGGGCGAGCGCTTTCCCAATCAATGATTGATTGTTTTGTTTGGTCTGCTGCACTGCCTTGAATGAGGTAATTGAGAAGCTTGTAAGATAGGTCTCGATCAGGGTGCGGCTCACGGTAGTATAGTCTTCCTCCCCAGGTGCGGATGGCTCTTCCGCTAGATCCTCTGCGTCGAGTGGCAGCAGATAGATCGCGGATCTCAGGCATAGCGGCAAAGTATGCATCACGCACGCGCTTACCCTCCTCAAGAGGAATCCCGAGAGCAGCGGCTGTAGACGGAACCCCACGTCCATATAGGATGCCAAACCCTGTGATCTTGACGAATTTACGAGGAAGCTCGATTCCTGTAAGCTCCTTAATAATCGACTGGACGGCAGCGTGGGGGTCTGTTCTTGGGTCATTTTTGAATGCTTCAAAGAGTTTGCCCTCTGCGAAGTGGGCCATGATGCGCATTTCCTGCGCGGAGAAGTCTCGCTTCAACCAGACATGTCCGGGCTCTGGGAGGAGGTAACTTCTAAGATGAATGAGATTGGGGAGCCCTTCCGGAATACGTACCTCTTCGAAATCGTTAGGGACGTTCTGAAAGTTGGGGTTCCGGCACGACATTCGCCCGGTTCTGGTGCCCGAAAGATCTCCACCTGCACCCTGGTCCCCCCGTACCTGATTCCATTGAGGGTGGAGGCGTCCGTCGCCTCCTTCTGCAGCTCGGAGCCAAGGACGCGCAAAAGTTCCAATGCAGGTTGTAAGGATTCCATGGTAGCCCAGATATTCTAGTAGTAGAGGATCCTTAATGTGGGGCGCGAGGTTCTTGCGGCTGACACTGCGCTTGCCAGTGGGCGTCAGGGTCCACCCATTCATCAGCCCCGCGCGGTCCAGCGCTTCAGCCAGTTGAGCATCTTTAGAGAGCTCAAATTCTCCGAGTCGGGAGAAAATGTACTCTTCCGCTGCTCTCTGGGCTGGGAGATAGATCTCGTCTAGATCTCGTTGTAGCCGAGCCGAATCAAGTCGGACGCCGCGCTGGGATGACTCAGTAAGTATCGGCGCAAGTCGTTGTTCACGACGGTAAGCTTCAAGTAGCTCGCTGCCCTCAATGGCTGGCCAGAGTCTCGCATGGAGCTCACGCGTGCGGTATGTGTCGCCATTCGCATACTT